GTTTAACAAAAAGGAAAAAAGACATTTTAGACGAAGCAGAAAGACTCGCTGGTGAGGGTAAAACTATAGAGGGTCTGGAAAAGGAGATGGAGAAAATGTCTTCGTCCCTTGTGTCTGCTATCAAAGGAGGCAAAATAAACAGTTCGGAGTTTTTTAGGTCCGTCGCCGACCAGACTATCATTTCGTCTCTGGCAGCTGTCTTCTTGGGCTCTCGAGGTAGCAAACCTTATAAAACCATGGAAGATGAGTTCCCTGCTGCGGTCCTCCGCATCCAACCGCTCTCCAAATTCTACGTCGACTTCCTTCACTTCCAGAACTCGGACAACTTCGAAGAGGAGGAGTGGGGTGGTGCTTCCATCAACGCTGATGACGAGTACTACGGCATGGACGAAGATGAGTTCGGTTCCGAAGGTGATGACCCTTCAGCACCGCCCGCTAGCTGGGGCGGAGTCGAACAAAGGGTGAATCGCTACTTGACGACCCCAGTCTATGGTTGGTACAACCGAGGGGAGATGAGGAAGAACTCCCGTCTTGGTTACAAAGAAATGCGACGCATTACACAAAAGGATAAACGAGTCTGTCCTGATTGTGTGAATTACGAGCAGCAAGGGTGGAAGCCAATTGGTTCTCTCCCGAGTCCTGGCGTCGAATGTCGTTGTTACGACCGATGCCGATGCTCAATTGAGTACAGATAGCCCGGCTAAACAACCAAAGCCTACAGAGGCAAACAAGATTATTAAAGTCCAACATTTTCGAAGAGAATAAAAATGGCTACTAATGCTGGAATCGTCGTCGGCAAGCAATTCATTAGATTTGCTGAGACCGTGACCTGCGGAAGCGGCGAGGTGTTTGAGTTCCGCCCTGTGTTCTACAACGCCGCCACTCCTGCTTATGAGGGCGTGCCTGGTGCTCTGACTGATGCCGTGGGCATCTCTCAGTACTACATCCCCGCTCTGACTGACGACCCGACTGCTTCCCGCCTGGCTTCCGTGGCCACCAGCGGTCTGCTGCTGGTTGAGGCTGACGCTGCTGTTGCCGCCACCATCCTGGTGGGTGGTCAGCTGAACGTGGACGCCACTGGCAAGGCTGTGCTGGCTGGCACTGCCATCACCATCGGTGGTCGCACCCCTGTGATCCGTGAAGTGATCCAGGGTCAGCGTGCCTTCGTGCTCGTTGCCGTCTGATAAACGTTGGGCGTCTGTAGTCGCCAGGCACATAGCCCGGAAAGACGCAGTGTAAGCCCCAACGAACTATTGCAATAGTTTCTTGAAGTCAAAAAGATGATGAACCTTCGTGACACCTACGCTGGTGTCGACCCTATTCTGACCACTCTGGCACAGGGCTACATGCTGCCGGAGAACAATATCTCCAACTTCATTGCTCCCGTGGTGGACACCCCCACCCGTGCTGGTCGCATCCTGCGCTTCGGCAAAGAGCAGTTTGCTGTGTCCGACTTCCGTCGCGCCTACGGCACCAACATTCCCGCCATCCAGAGCCGTTACGACTCTGAGAGCTACGCTCTGGAGCAGGAAGTGGTTGCTTGGGAACTTCCTGAGGAAGTGATCGAGAACGCTGGTGAAGGCCCGGCACAAGTGGACTTGAGAGCCATCGAGACGCGCAACGCCATGCAGCGTCTGATGAACAGCTACGAGGCCACCGTGTCCGCCGCTGTGACCAACCTGGGCATCTACGAGCCCGGCCTGGCCTACACCGACTGGACAGCCGCCTCCGCCGCTGGTCAGACCCTGGCCGGTTCGCCCCAGCCTTGGGACACCGCCAACTCGGACCCCATCCTGGACGTGCTGAAGCTGAAGCGTGCCGTGTCCAACCAGATCGGCATCCGCCCCAACTCCATGGTGATCGGCACCAACGTGTTCGACACCCTGATGACGAACGCCAACATCCTCGACCGCATCAAGTACACCACCGCCGACTCGATCGACGTGGACATGCTCGCTCGCTACTTCGGTCTGGAGCGCGGCATCCGCGTGGGCGAAGGTCGTCAGCTGGCTGCCAACGGCGAGCTGCTGCCCATCTTCCCCGAAAACGCCATCCTGCTGTTCTACAGCCCGCTGGGTGCTAACGACAGCGTCCTGCCTGCTGGCGGCGCTTCTTCCGCTACCCCTGCCTTCGCTTACACCTACCAGCTCACCGGCACACCTGCTGTGCGTCCTGAGTACTACATCCGTGAGCGTCGCGTGGTTCGCGCTGAGATCACCGTTGAGCGTGCCGTGAACGTCGTGGGTCTGGGCGCTACCGGTCTTGCTGGTTCCGGCGCCTTCATCAATGACATCCTCGCTTGATTCGAGTATCTAATTACACGAATTCTGAGGAGGTACTTCAATGGCAATTCTAACTCCGATCTCTAAGTCGGGTTTTATCATGTATGTGGGAGGACTGGAGTTCTTCTGGACCCAATTCTCTGGCATCAGCGATACCTCCGCCACAGGTGAATACGCTAATGGCACTGGCCGTCGTATTCATAAGGTCATCGGTCCTCGTACTATTGACGACGTGACCCTGACCATGCCTTACGATCCCCTTCAAGCTAACCAGATCGAACAGTTCTGGCTTGAGTACGACTGTCAGTTCCTGACTATCACCGTCCAGCCTGTGAACTGCGATGGTGAGAGCCCTCTGGGCGACCCTTACATCCTTGAGGGTTGTCAACTGATCAGTCTGACCGTGGCGGAAGCTGATCGTGAGAGTGGTGATGTCGGCACAATCGAGCTCGGCTTCACTGTGAACACCTGGAAACGAGGCAGCATCGCTGACGTGGGCATCGCTGGTTGATACGGTTTCAATCGCAC